NAGTCGTCTGGAGTGGTCCAAGAGTATGGCGGATGACTCAGCGGTGAAGACGATCACCAACGGGACGATCAGCGTGATCACCTCAAATGGAATCACGCCGAGAGCGAATGGCTTCAAGCTTGGCTTGGACGCGAACGTCAACATCGCTGACGAGCGGGTGTACTGGGAGGCTCATGAGTAAACGGTAGGCTGGCAGCTGGAGCGGCCTCTTGAATGAGACGGAACCTGAACTCTCCTCCTCATAGGTTGCCCCAGCTTCCTAGCCTTTCTGTTCGAAGACCTAAAGGAGAAAGCAAATGTCCGAGGAAACCAAACGATCACCCTCCCACGCACCGGACTACGCACTTCACCGGTATCTCAATGGCGCAAGTGATACACCACCCGAGACCGCGATACAGCACGGGATCAACATGCTCGGTTACGAAAAGGCCAACATCCAAGTCGTTCCAGATGCCGCAGCGGATCCGTCTATCAAGGTCCAATTCTGGTCTGTCAAGTCTGATAAGTTCATCGATGATCACTCGGCGGTTTCATTCGCCGGCAAAGGCGCTGGAAAACCTTACGAGGTCACCGTGGATTGCAATGGACGGGTTATGTTCGTCCTCGTTCCAACTGGCGTAACTACCGGACAGGAGTGCTGGGTGTACGTGTCGGGCTTCAATGAGGTGCGGAAGTAGTGTCCAGCCCGCACGAGGAGGATTCTCGCCTTGGCGATCAACTCTCCGGAGCCATTCCCTCAAGGCGATCCAAGCGCACTTGAGAACGCAAGCCGGAACGACCTTCTTGGCCTTTACCAGCAGTATCGTTCGATCTCCAACGAAGTCCTAAAGCGCGCTATCATCGATCACAATCGGATCGATCTACTTGCCACGCTGGTTCTCGGCTACAAAGTGCAGCCGTTCCACTTGGCGATGCTTCGGTTCCAATTCGAACACCCGCAGAGCTTACAGCTAGCCTATCGAGGCTGTGGCAAGACCAAGATGGGCACGATCACCAAGGCGATACATCTCCTGCTGAAAAACCCGAACCTGCGCATCCTACTCACTAGCGTGGATGTCGGGAACTGCAAGAAGTTCCTCCGGGAGATCAAGGCGCACTTTGAGAGCAACGATCGACTAGCTGAAGTATTCGGAGAATATTACGACCCTCGAAAAGTCAACAAGTGGGACGAGACGGAGATCGAGGTATTACCGCGCACGAGCACTGCGATGGAGCCGTCGATTTGTTGCGCTTCGCCTGATAGCGGGTTGACCTCCCGGCATGTGGATGTTGTACTCAGCGACGATCTGGTCTCGGAGGATAACTGCCGGACAAAGCACCTTCGAGATCGACTGAGAACTTGGTTTTACAAGACGCTGGATCCCTGCTTGGAGCCACCGGATCCCGATGTGGAGCACCGAGGTGAGCACCACATGCTCGGTACACGCTACCACTATGACGATCTATACGGCCACTTGATAGAGAATGAGTTGGCGGAGCATCACCAGGTAATTCCTGGTCTTGATGAGAACGGTAACAGCCCTTGGCCAGAGAAGCATTCTCCGGAGTGGTTTAAGGGGAAGCGTAAAGTACATGGCGCGATCATCTTCGCGAGTCAATACCTTTGCGACGTTGAGGCTATGAAGGGGGAGATCTTCCACTATGACGACTGCCAGAAGATTGAGGACAAGGACATTCCTACCGACTTGCAGATTTTCCAGGGTAACGACCTAGCCGTCTCCGAGCGGGAGGCACGGGACAACGCACAGTACGCCAATGTCACCATCGGAATCGACAAGGATGAGAATATCTACGTGTTGGATTATTACCTCAGGCACATTGGTTTCCCGAAGCAGATCGAGAAAGCCAAGTCCATGTACAAGCAGCACGATCCGATCCGTGCTGGTGCGGAGTCCAACGCTTATCAAAAGGCGTTCGTCCAGCAGATCAAGGACGAAAGCAAGGACTATCGCTTTGTGCCTATCCATACCGACAAAGACAAGATGACCCGCGCTCTGAAGCTGACGCCGCTATTTGAAGGCAAGCGTGTCTTCTTTCGCAAAAACATGGACCCGCTGATCGATCAGTTCGTACTTTTCCCCGGCTATCGCTACCGGGATGGACTAGACGCCTTTGACTTAGCGTACAGAGCGAGTAAGATAAGAAAGAAGCGCCGTGAGGTTCGGACTAGCGAACCTGGGCTGATGTAAGACCAAGAGGAGGCTACCCGATGGACGTGTCAACCGAGACCAAGGAATTCGTACACAAGACCAACGAGAGGAACACCACCAGAGTCGGCGTGATGGTCTTCCCGCTCACGAAGCAGGCCGAGGCTACCGAGGCTGCCGAACCTGGCAAGTCCAAGGCCGCACCAGAAGACGAGGCATTGCAGGGTTACATCAATAAGGGCTTAGTGATCGAACCTCCGTTTGACCTGCTAACCCTTGCGATGCTCCAGGAAACGAACGGTGAACTCGGACCGTGCGTTCAGGCAATGGAAGTGAATATAGAAGGCTTCGGCCATCGTCTCGTTCCACGGATCAAGACCGAGGATCTGAGCGAAGAGCTGCGTGATGTGCTGGCCGCTGAGAAATTACAACTGGACAACTTCTTTCTGTATGCGGCTGGCGATGACAGCTTTACTCTCTATCGCCGGAAGCTCCGTATAGATCTGGAAACCACTGGCAACGCCGAGTACGAAGTAATACGGAATGCGGCGAGAAGGATCCAAGCGTTCAACCATCTACCGTCTTACCAGATCATGCTCGGTCCGCAGGATGCCGATCCGATCAAGGTGGAAGTTCCAGCGTATGAGATTCAACCAGATGGCTCGGTCAAGGTGGTGGAGATCACGACATGGAAACGCTTCCGTCGCTACGTACAGAACCGGATGATCAACCGTCGCAATCTTTCCGTCTCTGGGACGTGGAAACACGCTTGGTTCAAGGAGTACGGTGATCCACGGCACTACCACGTCGATACAGGTGAGGAGATCAAAGAAAGTGATCTAGCAAAAGTACCAGAGGAAAAACGAGCCAATGAGTTGGTCCATCTGAAGCTGTACTCCCCGCGCAGTCCCTACGGGCTGCCGAGGTTTATCGGCAATCTACTATCCATCTTCGGGGATCGCGCGGCTGGAGAGATCAACTACATCACATTTCGCAACAACAACATGCCGTCCATGGCACTCTTGATCTCCAACGGTAAGCTAACCGAGGGCTCAGTCGACCGGATTAAGGACTTCATGGCGGAGCAAATTCAGGGTTCTAGTAACTACTCAAGAGTGTTGCTTCTGGAGGCCGAGTCACCGGATGTTGAAGGAGAGGATTCCGGTCATGTAAAAATAGACCTCAAGCCGCTTACGTCAGAGCAGCATACGGACGCGCTGTTCCAGAACTATCAAAAAAACAACCAGGAGAGAATCCGGCGATCATTCCGGCTACCGCCCATACTTTTAGGCGCTTCAGATGATTATTCTAGATCCACCTCGGAGACTGCGCGGCGCCTAGCTGACGAACAGGTTTTTGCTCCAGAACGCGATGAGTTTGATCGATTCATCAACCGAAGGATCTTCCCGGCGATGGGCATTCGCTATCACCGTTTCAAGTCGAACAGCCCGAACACGACGGACAATACGGAACTAGTGCGCATTTTAGCCGGCGCGGAGAAAACCGGCGGGATGACTCCGCGCATAGCGCGCATGATGCACGAGGATATCCTCAGCGTAGAACTCCCACCGTTTCCGAAGGACTTCCCGGCCGATGTGCCATTCAGCATGACGATGGCTGAAGCCGTGAAGAACCTCGCGCAGCCAGCTGAAGTTGGACAACAGATTACTGCGCTAAAAATGATCGAGGCGCTTACCAAGTCTGATATACCGCTGTTTGGCGGTACAGAGGATGAGGTCGCCGAACGGTTGCTCCGCGTGCGTGATCGAGTTGAGGAAGCCTGGAGGAAGGAAGCTCTGGAGGCAGAAACGGAAGAGGAGTAGAACAGGTGTGTACGCCAGCGATAGAGCATCTCACGGACAGCGTAGAGGCTATCGACGATATCGTCTACAAGGCGCTACGCCTCTCCGAGGTGGCACGCATCGCACGGCATGAGGTAGCCTTGAGACGTTACCTGCTAGCACGCTGGAAAGCGCGCGCCCGGAAGGCGAAGCAAATAGCCGGCAAGATGGCCGAGCAGTTGAAACCCGCTTCCAAGATCGCCAAGGCTGTCCGGAAAGAGATGCTGAAATGGTCGAAAGAAGTGCTACCCAGACACAAAAAAACCCAGGCTGAGATTTACCGCCTAGCGCGCATCGCTGGATGGAAGAAGGCATCACGTCAAACTCGAGCTTCGCTTGGCTATTCAACGCTGAGCATGACTGAGGAACTGGCCAAAGCGAAGCCACCGAAGGGGATCGATATCCTACCGACGTTCGATCTGGTAGACGAGGAAGCGCTGGAGACTCTAGCCTCGCATCAGACCTTCTGGCTAGACGATCACTACGATGAGAACCTTGGGGAGATGATCGCGGATACTACGAGAGAAACCATGATTGAGGCTGGCATGGATCGTAAAGCGGCTGGACGCCTCATGCGTGAGCGCGTGGAGGGTAAGCTGGGCCGTGTGCTGACCCCGGCGGGGTTCCATGGAACTGCGGCGCAGTACTTTGAGATGGTGGCGGCTAATGCGGCGACCACGGCGCGGGCAATGGGACAGGTCCGTTCTTTTCAGTCGCTAATGATCAAAAAAGTAGAGGTGACTAACCCTGCTGATGAACGTACTTGTGAAGTTTGCTCGCACATGAACGGTAAGGTGTTCACCATCGAGCAGGTTAGCCAGGTAATGGAAAGCGAGCTAGCAGCGGAGACTCCCGAAGGCGTCAAGCGTGCTCATCCATTTCTAGGTGAGGGGAAGAAGGATCTGGACAAGCTAAGCTCCTGGTCGAAAACGCCGGGGCGTGCACCGGATGTGGAAGCTCAGCGCCTAGCCGATGCTGGCTTTGCAAACCCACCCTATCACGGGCGTTGCTTTGCTCGAAACGTGGTAGTTTGGACAGCTAGGGGTTTGCTGCAAATCCATCGCGTTGAGATCGGGGATCTTGTTTTGACCCACCGACTACGCTGGAGAAGAGTTACTCACAAAATGGCAAGTTGGCACAGTGGGCGGATGCAGTCGGTGCGCGATGTGACATCGACTTTGGATCACCCGTTCTATGTTTTTAGGGCTGGTGAGATTCTATTTGATGGCATTAAGAAGGGAGATAGAATAAACTGTTAAAGAAATTGAGAAATTGGAAACATAGAAAACAACGAAAGCGTGCTAAGGCTTTTGAAAAGAAGTTAAATGGAAAATCGTTTTGTGATGTTTTTGGTCATGATTTTGTGGAAGAAGTTACGCATTATTGGGAGTCTAATGTTAAAGACGTTAGAAAGTGTTGTAGGAGATGTGATTATGAAGAACAGAGAGTTGAACCAAATGCTTAA